CCAAAAAAAAGATGAAAATAATTACGAAAAAACTTGCGTAGAAAGGAATCGTTGCCTTATATTTGATACATCAAACAAAACAAACAGTTATGACAAACGCACTACTCACCCTCATTAACGAGAACGACTTCACTGCATATGAAACGGCAGTTGTGACAGCATTGGTTATTAAGCTGGAGCCATGGATTGGCGTAGAAACTTATTCACCCGTTGAACATATTGACATTGCCGAAGCAACAGGTTTGGAAATTTCACAGGTTAAGGGCGTTGTTGGTAGCTTGGTAAAGAAAAACATTGTGCAGGTATGGGAACACGATGAAGAAGGAGGCCATACCATTAACTTTGTAGGTCAAGACACAATGGCAAAATAAATGACAGACAACGAAAAAAAAGAGCTACTAAAACAGTTGGTAGTTCTTTTAGTTTTTAATGGTATCGATATATCAGGTTTTTTTGGTGAACCCTTAGATTCATTTAACTATGATATGATTCGGCAAGCCATAGAAGATTTTGAACGATAGATAGAAGCCCCTCCGGGGGCTTTTTTTTTGTCCGTATTTTAGCGACATGATGACCGTTGAAATAACAGGTACGCCGACGCTCGATAGCGTGATAACGGTTGCCGATTTAAAGGCGCATTTGCGCGTTGACCACAGCGACGAAGACACGCTAATAACAAGCCTACGCGATGCCGCTATTTCGTGGATTGAGGATTATTGCAATACGCGCTTGGGCGACGTTACAGCCGTGGGTTACATCGACCATTTTTACAACGCCCGCTTTCCAATCGGGCCGGTAAATTCCATTTCGTCCGTTACGTACACCGACGCGAACGGCGACACGCAGACGCTGGCCGCTGCCAAATACTGGTTTGACATAAAAACGAAGTCGGCGCGCATCACATTCGACAACGTGCCACAGCTTTACGACGACACCTTCCACGCGGTGCAAATCAACATGAACTTAGGATACGCAGAAGCTGACGTGCCAGAACCTATCCTGCACGCCATCCGCTTGCTCGTTGGGCATTTGTACGAAAACCGGCAGCAGGTAACGCGAACCAGCGTAAACGAGCTGCCGTTAGGTATCCATTCGCTCGTTAGCCCTTACCGCAATATTTTGGCTGTATGAGGTTCGGCACAATGGACAGGCGCATAACCATTCAGCGCGCAACGCTGAGTGCAAACGCGTACGGCGAACGCTCGGAAACGTGGGGTACGCTCGCGACCGTGTGGGCCGAAGTGCAGTACAAGGAAGGCAGCGGCCGCGAAGCCGTGCAAAGCGACCAAATTTACAGCAGCCAGCCCGTGCATTTTATCATCCGCTATTCGTCGGACGTGAGCGGCATTCGACCAAGCGACCGCGTAAGCTACAACGGCGACATTTACCAAATTGAAGGTATCCAAGAAATCGGCCGCCAAGAAGGTTTTAGAATTGTTACAACTTTACGGGGTGAGTAATGGACGATTTGCAAAAACAATTGCGCAAAATCGAGAAGCGTTTAGACCGCGCCGCACGATTTGGAAGCTTACAGCACAAACAGTTGAAAAAGGTAAATCGTAAAGCGGCACGCGTTTACGTTCCCATTCAGCGCGCTGAGATTACAAACTACCCGCACGACATAATTATAAAGCGCAAAGGCAGCAAGCCCGTAATTGTACGCAGCGGCCAATTGAAGGCTTCTATTGGCGTTTGGTTCAGCAAGCGTAGCAATACAGCCATTGCCGGCCCGCGAGTTAACCCAGGGCCAAAAAAGAATTTCAAACGCAAGGTTCGTGAAAGTGCTGACGGCTGGTTCGCGCACATCGTCGAAATGGGCGCACGCCCCTCGCAGATGGAAAAAGGCATGATACCCGGCCGACGTGGGGCACGCCTAAAGACCAAAAACACCGGTGCATTTAAGCGCGGTTTGACGTTAGCACAGCCGGCGGTAAAACGAACGCAAATTAGCTTGTACCGAAGCGAGTTTAAACGATATATGAAATGACAGTAGGAAAGGCCATTTACCACCTTTTGACGAATGCGACAGACGTAACGGACATCGTAAGCACGCGCATATATCCCGAAATCGCACAGCAAGATGCGGATTTGCCATACATCGTATACGCGATTGCAAATAACGAACCGACGGATACGAAACGCGATGTCAGCCAATTAGATACCGCGCAAATTGAGGTAAATATTTATTCGGAAAGCTACACGCAATGCATTGATTTGGCCGCCGCAGTTCGCACGGCATTAGACCGCATAAAAGGCACGTATGCAGGCGTTGACGTTCAGAGCATCCAGTACCTAAACGAAATCATTGACTTCGACGAGCCGCAGCGCGCGTACAACATCAACGCCGACTACGACGTACGGATAAGCCGTGCAGGCACACCAATTCCGCAAGGGCCACCGGCGATTGTAACCGACGGCGACGGCAGCACGCACGAAGTTGACCCAGGCGGAACGTATACTTGCATCACGGCAACAGCGCCATCAGGCATACATTATCACCGTGTAATACCGTGGGACCAGAACGACCCAAGTTTAACGGCATACGTTGCTTATCAAAAAACGCAGGGAACTTACGATTATACCCCGCCAAGCAATCCCGAAACAATTGCGATGTTAGCCAATGGATACGTGGGCACCGACAGCGGCGCGCGTTTGGCGGAAAACAACAGATTTGGCAATACTTTTCGATACACTAACGACGAAGGCGAACAGTATACGGAAGGGTTTGCGGAAAGCGGCAGCAATACTAGCAGCAACCCCCGTTATTGCATCGACCACTTTACGGGTTTAGGTTGGTACGTTCAGGATGCATACAACGACCGGGTGCAGCGCACGCCGTCGGAAGCGTCCACATACGTAAGTTCATTTACTTACGCGGGCTTTAGTGATTGGCGTTTAGCAGATGCGGCCGAATACATTGTTGCCGCTCATTACGCTGACGTCAACAACAGTTATACGGGTGTTTACACACCGTTTGTTGACCAGTTGACAAGAAATTACGGTGGACAATTTTGGTACGGTACTTACACTAAGGACAATAAATATCTACAGTTAAGGACGAACGGCGCAACATTCCAAGAAAGGACCGCAACCAATACAAGCGGCCATTTGCTTATGGTGCGGAATCAATACATATGAACCCCTTATTTTAGAATCCGTAAATTGCACCCATGAAGGTAACGATTCAAAAAGCATACAACAAAGACGGTTGGAAATGGCCTGCCGGAATGGTTGTAGACGTATCCAACAAATTCGCGGCAAAGTTGAAGAAAGGCGGATACTTGGACAAGCCCGAAAAGACAGAACCAAAAAAATCTAAGAAATAATGGCCCAAACATCAGGCATCATTAACAGTTCGTCCATCCGTGTCTTTTTGGGCACTACGGACGACAGCGAGGTAGTTGTAGACCACGTAACCGAATGCAGCATTTCCATGACCACGGATATGCGCGACATTACAACCAAGACAAGCGGCGGATTCCGCGAGATTTTGCCCGGCCTAAAGTCGGCAAGTTTGAGCCTTTCCGGTTTGTTTGCTGAGGATGCAACCAACGGATTCAACCAGCTTATCGACCACCAAATTGCAGGTGACAAGCTGTTTGTTGTATTTACAAACACGGGTTCGGGTTCAGCGGCAAACGCAGGCGACGAGCAGTTCGATGTTGCAGGTTTTATTACAAGCTTGGAACAAACAGCCGGCGTTGAAGACAACGTAGGATTTTCTATGACAATCGAAGTAACAGGCACAGTTGTTCGCGAAGTAATTTCGTGATAACTTTGCTGCATGGTAGAAATTAAACTCGACGGCAAGACGTTTCCGGTTCGCGCTACCATGCGAGCCTGGAAACGCTTTGAAGACAACACCGGCAAAAAGGTTGCCGAGGTTGACAGCAACGACGTGACGTTGATTCCTGAATTGGTGTACTACTTCGTTCAGGAAGGTTGCAAGGCGCAGGGCATGGCGTTCGAAATGGACGTGGACGATTTTTTGGGGTTAATCGAAATCTCCGACTTGCCTGCACTTAGCAAAACCGTTGCCGACTGCATGGGTACTCAAAAAAAAACGAGGGCCAAGGCAAGCCGTTGAGTTGGGATGAAATCGAGGAAATGGGGTTAGGGCAATTGCGCCTTAACCCCGTTTTGCTTTACGACCTGACGTTTACCGAGTTCGGCAACGCCATGCGCGGCCACTACAAACAAATCGAGGAACGCGAAAAGGCGGATTGGGAGCGCACGCGCTGGCTGGCTGCCATCGTAGTAAACCCACACGTAAAGAAACGCCTCACGCCAAAAGACCTTGCCACGTTCCCTTGGGAGCAAAAAGAAAAGGCCGGCGACGGGTTTAGTATCTTGCGTTCATTAGCGAATTGATATGGCAAAACTTGGCGATTTAATTTTAAGGGTTGGCGCGGATACTTCGCAGCTTAACAAAAACCTAGGCATCGCGCGCAGAGATATTGCAAGGAACACCCGAGAAATCCAAAACCTTGGGCGCAATCTTACGGTAGGCATTACCGCGCCGCTTGCCATTATGGGCGCGACTAGCGTGCAGGCATTCCGTGAACAAAACAAAGCGATTGCACAGGTCGAAGCCGGTTTGCAATCGACGGCCGGACAAGTCGGGTTTACTTCGAAGGAGCTGCAAAAGATGGCCAGCGACTTGCAGAACAAAACGCTGTTCGGCGATGAGGTTATTTTGAAGGATGCGACGGCGCAGCTTTTGACATTTACCAATATCAGCGGCCAAAACTTCGCACGCACGCAGCAAGCAGCCTTGGACTTGGCGACGCGTTTGGACGGCGACCTAAAGAGCGCAAGTATTCAGTTGGGCAAAGCGTTGAACGACCCAGTTGCAAACCTCAGCGCGTTGAGCCGTTCGGGTATCCAGTTCAGCGAAGACCAAAAGGAGGTAATTAAGAGTCTGGCAGAAACAGGGC